AAATACATTTAAGGGGCCAATAATTGATCTTAATAATAGCAAGATGAATCACTATGATTTCACGAACGGAATCCAGTGGTCTTTTACAAACGGCCAAATAGTGATCAGCCCAAGACCAAATTAGACCAATTCAGCAATTAACCTATTAAGCCGGCTTTATGCCGGCTTTTTAGGTGAAAGCATATTAATTTATTAAACCGAGTACAGATTATGAAATTACTAGACACCACCGGTGGAAACACCAAACTCGCCAAAAACAATCGCGATATCACAATCCGCGTCGCCGGCTTATCACTATTCCCAAACGACACTCTATGCCCAATGCGCCATGCTGCGGGATGCGCTAAACCCTGCCTAGTTTCAGCAGGTCGCGGCACTATGTCTAATGTTGTGAGCGGTAGACAGGCTAAGACAGACTACTTTCTGTCAGACCGTGCCGGCTTTCTCTCAGATCTTAAACGTGAACTGGCGAATTTTGAGAAGGTCTGCGTCAAGGCTGGTGTAATCCCATATGTGCGCCTAAATGTTCTCTCCGATATACAATGGGAACTGTCAGCGTATGGTTCAATTCCGCAATCATTCCCAAATATTCGCTTTTACGATTACACGAAATTAGCAAAAAGGCTCGGAAATACTCCAGACAATTATGAACTGATGTTCAGCTATTCCCGCGCTCCTGAATACCAAAAGCAAGTAAACATGGCATTACAAACAAATGTCCCAATGTCTGTCGTATTTCACGGCCCAATGCCTGATCAGTTTATGGGCCGGCCCGTAGTCAATGGCGACAATTCAGACATCGAAAACTTAAAGCATACCGGCGCGATTATTGGGCTTAAATATAAGCCGTCGCGAGGTCAAGATATCGACCCACTGGATCATGTATTCATCGTGGATACAAACCGGATAACCGCGTTGAATATCGCGGCATGATTACTAATTGTTAAAGAGCAAATGAGGGGAATATTTTAGCATGAATTTAATTAAATCAGTAGTTTATACGCTGACGGGTACGCGCAACTGGCGAGAGTTTATCCTATTTTTAGGTTATGGCGCGTTCTTACTGTGGGTTATTTTTGACGTTATGGGGGTTTATTCATGAGTTATGCTTATTACAGCCGGCCAGTGAATCCAAATTGGCATTCTGACACTATCGCCAGATTCAAATCCTTATCGACTGAAAGCCTGGAATTTATCCGGTCGGATGCCAGATCTGCCGCAATAGCCGGTGAATCGATCAATAATCCGAAATCCGGTCAGTATTGGGATGAATACCACTATGCAACGGATGAACTAAAGAGAAGGGGCAGATTATGAGATCTTTTAAATTATTTGGCGTTAAGAATGGGGGTCCGGAAATCTATATCGATACCATTTCAAGCCCTGATGCGGGAAAAGCAATCAGAGAGCGACTGATAGCAGAAAAACAATTTGATTACCTGCGTTGCCGCGATTGTCTTGGCGGTCTGAGATTAGAAATAAATCTGACCACCGGCAGAAAAACAGCATAATCGATTCATTTTAAGCCCCTTTCAGGGGCTTTTTTTTGTCCCTTACTCAGGCATTACTTACCAGAGATCGTTCATTATACGCGCTCTGGCGGGCTTGTTTGTGTTCATTTCTGACCGATTTACAGGATTTCCGCCACTAATAAGCAAAATCGCGAGCACGTTCTGGAATCGATGACAAGGACAGAAATTAAAAGTTTTGTCCGGAACCGGCGCGCGAGATCATGCGAGCACTACGAGAGTGAATGCTTCCTGGTTGGACTTGGACTTGGACTTGGACTTGAAGTGTACCCAAGGGGCCGAAGCCCCCCAGATACGGACTAGGGAAAGGGGAGTGTAAACCTAGTCGCTAGACACGCCCACAGCTATTGGATAGTATCTAGTCACCGGCTTGCGTTACCAGCGCATTGAGCAGCCGAGATCTCTGGTCATCGACCGCCTAGTCGGTTCCTAGAGTATACCTCATCCTGTCTCCAATGTGCCACTACGTTCAATGACGTTCAATGATGTCTCATGTCGGTCGGGTTCCTACAAGATCGACGTTACCAATCTTGATGCTGCGAAGCTTTAAATCTGCTACTGACCCGCGTTTTAGATGGCGAGCGTTGCCAGCGTAAGGCTAGGCAAGCAAACAGGGTAAACGGGACACAGAGATCGCCGCGAGGATTTTACAATCGCTGCCGCTATTTTTTTGGCAGTTGCGATTTTGATTTTCGCAGTTGCGATTTTTGGGTTGGGGTTCCTGACCAGGTGCTACGGACGGTAATGGTTCCTGCAATAGGTTGGTAGCTAGTTACAAGCTAAAAGGCCAGAAGGTGGTAGGGTGTCCCTAAAGCCATCTAATGAATACTATTGCTTACAGATTATTGCCTGCAATTATTTATAAAGTTTATTTGACAATGGGCGATTATAGATTATGATGGCAACGCTACATCATTTTATGAAAACAGGAGATAATTTATGTCAGACGATCCGTTTTACTTCCCACCACTACCGCCTAAAACCCTAGAAGAGGTCATGCAGGATAACCTTCCTGACATCTATGACCCCGATATCGGGGTCAAACAGGCTCCGCTCCATGTCTTAGAAGAAGTCTTGAAGGCATTCCGTACAGAAGATGACAGGCAGGAGTTTTACTTCAACGCCATGTCAATCAATGGCGACGCTCTTGACGCTGTCGATTACCTGATGGAGATGGTTGACAAGTATCCTGAAGAGAAGTTCAGCAAGTATCTGCACGAGCTACTGATTGACAGAGCGCAGGACGTTCTAGAGTTCGCAGAAGACTTTTTGGCGAACGAATACAAACTATCACAGATGTCGGTCACTTTTAACGCACAACCGATAAGTCATCTCAAAGACTACCGCGATAAGAAAGGGGAGTAATCGTGAACATTAAAAAGATACGAAAATTTGCTAAAAAACACGCTCAAACGTCACCACAGGACGCATTACGCTGTGTAAACAGCCTTTCGGATTACTTACGAGATATCCAGGAAGGTATTTTTCGCGGCCCCAGAGTCGATCAACTGTCAGACATGGAGTCACTGATCATTTTGACGAGTGATCTGATGGGATTTGAGCGTGAGACCTTCTACAAAGATTATTCAATTAAAAAGGATTGATTATGATTACTACACGAATGCTGCGATTGGTAGACGATGAGGCGGTCGCCTTGATGCAATTTATACGCAACCCTCACACAGCGTCCTCAGAGCCGTTTGTCAGATCTGTTGTGGACAACTTTATCAGCGAGGTTGGGGACAGTACTCCAGCAGAGTTTAAGCTGCATACCTTAGATAAGAGTGAAGGAGAGTAATTATGAGCATCAGAAAGACCAGTTATATTGTGATTGAGAACGAAGAGGCGAGAGCCTTGGTTGATTTCATCCGCAACCCCCAATCTGCCATCCACGACGAGGCTATGCGAGCGGTAATAAACCGGTTTATTGAAGATATTGGCACTGGTACTGCGCGAGAGATCGCTATTCATACGGATGAACTGAGGGACACTGACGATGAGTAATGTCCCTGACGAGGTAAAAAAGGTACTCAAGGAGCTTGGTGAAACTGCTGAAAGTGCCGGTTGGGTTCATAAACAGAGCAATCAGTGGATTGTCTCTCACAAAGCCCTAGAGCGCGTTGCTGCGCGCAAAAACATCAAGTTTGACGCGCCAGTGATCGTAGAGAGCCATATTAATGATAAAAGCGTGGCGATTGTTGTTACTGGTCACTTAGATAAGCAAACCCAGTGGTCATTTGGAGAAGCTGCCAACTACAACAATAAGATGGGCTACCCGTTCGCGATGGCAGAGAAGCGCGCCAAAGATAGGGTGATCCTAAAATTAGTTGGCTTGCATGGTTATGTATATAGCGAGGATGAAGCCGACGACTTTCGAGAGTCAAAGCCTAAAGACTTCAAGGATGTGCCTAACGACTCAATCACTCCAGAACAGGCCCGTGAAGTAGTCGACTTGCTTAATAAAACCAATACTTTTAAGCCCAATTTCTGCAATTTTTTTAATATTAACCACGTTGATGACCTTCCCATAGAAGACTTTGACAGAGCAATAATCATGCTTAACGAGCGGTTAAAGAAGCAAAGGGGTGACTCATGAGTATTTACAAGGAAATGTTCAACGGCTCAGATTACGTTCCGAAGCGGGATGATGTGAGACTCAGCGGCCAGATCAAACGGGTACATGACCTCATGATTGACGGCTTACCGCGCACTTTAAGGCAGATTTCAAACGCCACGGGCGACCCTGAGGCTAGTGTATCAGCCCAGCTAAGGCATCTGAAAAAGGAGCGTTTTGGCGGTTTTATCGTGGAAAAAGAGCATATAGGCAATGGCCTGTACAGGTATTGGATGATGCCACCGCCTGAGAAAGGGCAGGGGGTGTTAGATGTGTAGAGAAATAGATTGTGGCGGGCAAGGCACTGAGGAGTGGCTGAGAGCGCGTCTGGGAGTCCCTAGCGCGTCAAACTTTGCGAAGGTAGTTACAACTGCGGGCAAGCGTAGTACGTCCTTCAACGGCTATGTGAACGCCCTAATAGCAGAGAAGCTAACTGGAGATCCCACCTACGTCAAAATCACTGAGCCAATGGAGCGCGGCACTAGCCTGGAGGATGAAGCCAGAGCAATGTATCAGCTTATTGAAGAGGTTGATGTAAGGCAGGTGGACTTTATCAAGCACCCAAATATGGAAGTCGGATGCAGTCCTGATGGCCTGATTGACAAGGAGCAGGACGGTTTGATCGGCGGTCTTGAGATCAAATGCCCGTTACAGGGTACGCACGTTGAATACCTCAGAGCAGGTAAGCTGCCTTCCAAGTATCTGCTACAGGTGCAGGGTTGTATGTTTGTGACG